GACCTCATTACTGTAAGTGAAAACATCCGTTTCCACATAATCCAGCGTACGCATAACAGGGCTGTGGAACAACATCCCCACTGCGTAGTTGGCCGGCAGTACACCACCGCCAGTAGAGTTCACAGCTACAACCACATCCCGGTTGTACTCGTTCGCGATTGGTGCAGCTTTCGCTGCATTGAAAGCCTCTCCAGGAACCATAGGACGGGCCTTATTAGGAAGAACAATATTAAACAACATGTTCTCCCAAGGCTGCATCTCACGCAGCGGCAAGTCCACATCCGCCCCTCGTGCGCTGGACGCAACAATGTCGCGCACCCTCGCAGGAGACAGATGAAACTGAGCCGCGGTTTCTGCTTTATGCGTCCCAGATTCCATGGTAGAGGATAACAAAGCTAAGCGTTTCGGGATGGGTGCAGGGCGCGTGGGTTTGCGCGGCTCGCTGCGCACAGCGCTGGCAGCCGCAGCCTTAGCAATGGCTGCAGCTTTGCGCTGGCGCTGCGCTTTCCCTGGTCGGTTCTTGGATTTGCCTTTGCCCTTAGGCTCCTCAACAACAACTTCAATCTTGCCTTTCTTTGTGGGACCGGGATTTACCTCCACGTCGCCACACAAGGTCAAGAAAGCTTTGCGCTGAGAAGCACACCAGACTATGGCCTTTAGGCCCTGAACCGCAGGCCAAGCTGCCGCATTCCACACAAGGGTCCAACCAGTGGTTGCATAAAACACAACACACTTGGCCCCTTGGGTCAAACACGCACCTGGCGCACCACATCCGTCGACACCACCGTCGAAGTCCGCCGCGATAAGGGGTGCGTCCTCCATGAAGACGCACGCTTTAAGGCGCACGGCGTTCTCGCAAGCTTCCACTGGAGCCAAAGTTGGCGGGGCCCCAGCGGGAACTTGGTTTGCAAGAAGAGTCGCCAATGTCGGTCGAAACTTCTTTGTCGCCATCTTGTTACGTTCATACAAGACTGGCATAAACTAAAGTCGCACTGTCGTAACAGCAAGTAACCAAAGTTTTGATTCCGTGGTTTGGAAAGAAACGGCAAACGTATTTACCGGTTCGTCCGATTGTTCGCTAGAGCCGCCGCTCTCTCCCTGACAACCACCACCACACCGTCAGGGCCAGGATCTGCCAGCTTTACGCGTAATCACGCGCCGCTAGCACCTCAAACGCAGGATGCTCCACCTGTGTAAGAGGACG